GCTACCGGACAAATCAACCCTGAAGAGGAAAAACTTATGGAAGACATATTTGAAGACATGTTCGACGAGGCTGACGCTGTCGGTCGAGTGGACACAGGAACTGGGAAGCAACTAAGCCAACTGGTTCGAACCTTACGCAGAGTCGAGGACGACATCGAGGAAGCGGAGACACATTTAAAAGCATTGAAGCAAGAGAAACACAAGATCTCTGTGGAAAACATACCAGCCTTAATGGATGAGATGGGCGTGGAACGATTGGACGTCGATGGCATGACCGTGGAGCGTAAGATGATTGTCGCTGCGTCCATCCCTGCGGCTAACAAAGAGGAAGCGTTTGACTGGCTCAGGGCCAATGGCCTAGATGATATTATCAAGAACGATATCACGGTGTCTTTTGGCAAAGGCGAGGATAACGTGGCTGGTGACGTGGTTGGTCTATTGCAGGAGCGGGGCTTTGATCCCAAGACCAAGACCCATGTTCACCCATCCACACTGAAAGCGTTTGTGAAGGAGCGTATCACAGACGGCAAACCGATTGACCTTGATCTATTCGGGGCGTTCATTTCAAACACAGCACAGATTCGGAGGAAATCATAATGGCTAACGCAGTAGCAACAAAAAAGAATGCAGAGTTAAGCGTAGATATCATGGACGATATCTTTGACACCGCAGGAGACGGCGCAGCATTTTCGGCGGACGAGATGCAGATCCCGTTCGTTCGTATTTTACAGGCCTTGTCGCCACAGCTGAACAAGAAAAAGCCTGAGTACATCGAGGGCGCGTCTTCTGGTGACATGTTCAACACTGTAACTGGAGAGATATGGGACGGAGAAGAGGGCGTGACTGTGATCCCTTGCTACCAAGTCACCAAGTATCTGGAGTTCACGCCCCGCGAAGAGGGTGGCGGATACCGGGGTGAGATTGCACCGAACGACCCTATTTTGCAGAAGACGTCTCGTATGGGGTCGAAGGAAGTTCTGCCGCATGGCAATGAGTTGGTTAAAACTGATCAACACTATTGCTTGATAGTCAGTAGTGACGGGGTTTTGCAGCCAGCTGTTATCGACATGAAGTCCAGCCAGTTAAAGGTAAGCCGCCGTTGGAAAACGCAGATTGCAATGCAAAAGATCAAGCACCCCAAGACAGGCCAGCAGGTCACTCCTGCTTTGTACGCTACGATGTGGCGTCTTTCCACCACCGAGGAAAGCAATGACCAAGGTTCGTGGGGAAATTACCTAGTCGCCAAGGAGGGGTTGGTGTCTGACCGTGATACTTTTATGGAAGCTAAGTCTTTCCGTGAGTCTATCATGGCTGGTGAAGTGAAAGCTGCTAAAGACCCAGAACATGAGGCTCCGGAGACTCCGGCCAGTTCTGTACAGGATGATGACTCCATCCCGTTTTAAGCAGTAAAGGGTGCGGTTGAAAAGTTAACGGTCAACCGCACCCAGTTAACTTCTCTAGGAGCAGAAATGTCACAAGCAAAAAGATTGCTTGCAGTATTCGTTGGAGCAAAGGCAGCACACGGTACGACCACGGTTGGTCGCATCGGGCGGAACGGCAAAGCAGAATCAAAGAGTATGATCGTTCGTTCTCCTTTGACAGAAGAGCTAGTTCAAGCCCACATAGATGGGAAGCAGGGCGTAGGTGCGATCCCAATCAACGAAGAGAACATGTGTAAGTTTGCGGCATTGGATATCGATGTCTACGATTTAAATCACAACGAACTGCAAGCGAAGATTCAGAAACTCAAGCTGCCGTTGATGCACTGCCGATCTAAGTCTGGCGGAGCACACCTATACTTGTTTCTCAAAGAGTGGGCTCGATCATCAGAGATCCGAGATTATCTGACAGAGATGTCGATTGCTCTTGGGTTCAGCGGCTGCGAAATATTTCCTAAGCAGGACACTATTATTGCGGAACGTGGAGATGTTGGCAACTTCATCAACATGCCATACTTCAATGCGGAGATGACGCAGCGGTATTGTTTCGACGGCAAGTGCGAGGCCCTTGAGCTTGATGATTTCTTAAAGATCGTCGAGAAGAACCTTGTATCGGAGTCTGATCTGGAGGCCCTCCGGTTTGCAGGGAACCGTGAACTGTTTCCCCAAGGCCCTCCCTGCTTACAGCATATCTTTGCGGACGGCCCTATCGATACTCCGCGCAACACCTGCATGTACCAGTGCGGGATATACGCCAAGCTGTCGGAGCCCGACAACTGGAATGCCAAGCTGGAAGGATACAACCGGACCCTATGTACGGAACCTTTGCCTTCTAGTGAGGTGATCAACCTGGCTAAGTCTTTGGACAAGAAGGACTGGGGCTACAAGTGCAAGGAAGAGCCTTTCAAAAGTTACTGTGATCCGGTTCTTTGTGCTTCTCAAAAGTTTGGCATTAGCGGGGACGCACCAGACATGCCCACTGTAGGTGGGTTGACCATCATGCTGTCCGAGCCTCGGGTCTACTTTATGGATGTCAACGGCTCAAGGATTCAGCTTACGACTGAGCAGCTACAGACCCCTAGTCTCTGGCAACGGGCTTGCATGGAGCAGATGAACACGATGCCCCCACTGGTTAAGCCGCAGCGGTGGCAGCAAATGGTCGATCAGTTGATGCAGTCAGCCACCATTCTGGAAGTTCCGGAAGAGGCGACGGTCAAGGGCCAGTTTAAGGAGCACCTCAAGTCCTACTGCACCAGTCACATCCGAGCCATGGTTCCGGAGGAGATGGATATGGGTAAGCCGTGGACCGATGGCGGCGTGACTAAGTTCAAACTTGATGGTTTGATCGAGTATCTGCACCACCGCAGGTTCAAAGTCGAGAACCGTGGGCAGCTGATCCAGTTGATTCGTGACCTTGGTGGAGAGAACAGCGTGCAGAACATACACAAGTCGGGAGGCAAAAGAACGAAGCTACGCTGCTGGTCTGTACCTGCCTTCGAAGAAACAGAAATAGATTTACCAGTAAGGGAGATGAACGATGACATCCCATTCTAATAGGCTTTTGCGCGTAGCGGAGGTGGCCGAACTTCTGGGCGTGTCCAAGTCTTACGTCTACAAACTTGCGCAGACAAACCCAGATTTCCCGCTCCCTATCGTGCTTGGCAATGAGCACAACAAGCGGTCCTCTAGCCGCTGGGTTCTGACGGAGATTGAGGACTGGGTCAGCACTAGGCCACGGGGAAAAGAGTTATGATTGACAACTCTCTATTGATTCTTGGACCTCCAGGCTGTGGGAAGACCTACCGTTTGATCCAAGAAATCAAGGCCGCATTAGAAGCAGGGACACACCCGTCTCGTATCGGTGTGATCTCGTTTACTCGCAAGGCTATCGAAGAGATGGTTTCCCGTGCCTGTGCGGAGTTTGACCTGCAGCCAAAAGACTTCCCGCATATGCGGACGAGTCATTCGTTTGGGTTTGGGGGCCTTGGTCTGCAGAAGCAGGACGTCATGAGCAGTGAGGACTACAAAGAAATAGGTCTCAAGATCGGCCTAAACTTTGAGGGAGAAGACAGCACCAGTATCGACGATGGGGTGTCGATGCCTACGATTGGTGGGTCGGGGTCCCAGTATCTCCAGCTAGATCACCGCTCTCGCTATAGGATGGCGACGTTGGAGCAGGAGTTTAACCGCGAGGGCAATCGCGATTTGCACTATGCTAAGTTGGTGCAGCTGCACGAGCAGATGAAAGAGTACAAATCTGCCATGGGTAAGTACGACTTTGTTGATATGATCGAGAAGTACATCGAGATTGGGGAGCCGCCCAGCCTGGACTATTTGTTTATAGACGAGGCTCAAGACTTCACGCCTTTACAGTGGAAGATGGCGAGAAAGATTGCAGAGTTTTCGGACAGAGTAATCATTGCAGGGGATGATGACCAAGCTGTACACCGTTGGACCGGGGTTGAGGTTGATCTATTCATCAAGTCTTCTGATCAAGTTGAGCGGCTCACGCAGTCGTATCGCATACCTCAAGCTGTACACCGTGTGGCTAATGTAATTGCGCAGCGGATCGGTGGGCGTTTGGACAAAGAGTTCCTGCCTCGTGAAGAACAGGGTGCTGTGGAGTACATCTACCACCTTGAAGACGCCCCAGTTGGCGAGGGGTCATGGACCGTGATGGCGCGGACTAACTATCAGGTTCAAGAGTTAGCTAAGTGGTTTCGAAACTCTGGCTTTAAGTTCTCGATCAAGGGAAACCCTAGCATCTCTGACAAGTTGGTCGGCAACATTCTAACTTGGGAAGACCTGTGCCAAGACAAGACGGTGGGGCTACAGAGGCTGCGCCAATTGTACACTGCGCTGCCTAAGCAGGGGGAGGATGCCATGCTGAAACGTGGCTCTGTAAAACTTCTGGATGTTCTAGCTCCGGATGCCGAGGTCGGAATAGACAGACTGAAAGCGGAGTTTGGATTACTGAAGGGTGCGGAGGTCTCAGCGTATGATGCGCTCAAGGTTAGCGAATCGCAACGCAACTACATAGACGCAATTCAGCGCAGGGGTGACGGTCTATTGTCTGTCCCTAGGATTAAATTGTCCACGTTTCATGCTATGAAAGGGGGAGAGGATGACAATTGCATTGTATATACCGCATCAACCAAGTCGTGTGTTGAATCTCTTTACCCACAGGATGAGCACCGAGCGTTCTATGTTGGTGTGACACGCGCCCGACATAACCTCTACATTTTACTCACTGATAACAAATACAGGTACACAATATGAAACGAGATGAAGTGTTAGCCACCGCCGGGGATTACATCAACGGACAGAGGGCCGAGGACTACGGGGATGCATACGAGAACTTTGAGCGCATTGCCGAGGGCTGGAATACAATTATCCGCAACGCCATGACTACACATGGGTACGTCACACCGCAGCATGTCGCGTTGATGATGGACTGGGTGAAGACAGCGCGGCTGCTCAATGACATCCGACATGACGATTCATGGATCGACAAGTGTGGGTACAGCGCCTTGGGCGGAGAGTTTACCGAGCGGGAGAAGACAATCTCGAAGCGGCTGGATAAGATACTGGGCAAGTCTAATGACAAGTAACTTATTTGGCAGCGACCTCC